TCGCGGGCTGTACAACCGGTCAGATAGAATACGTACCTTCTAAGTACGGGGGGCGCGACACGCACCCTAGCGGTTATCGAAAGACATCAGAGGAAAAATTCACTCACCAATACTACTACGTGTAGTCGGAGTTGAAACCTCTTATTTATTTAAAAACAATTATTTACATATATATACATATTTACATATAACACTAAGGTGCTATTATCAGGGGCACCACCACCCTCTTCCTATGGCACAACGGATTGAAGAACCACAGGGGGACAGCCGACAAAATACATCAGCTGGAAGTCGTCATTAAACGACCGCGACAAATTCGCCCCAGAGAAAGCTCTGTACGTAGTACAGGCTAAAGTACTATGGGGTTGGGAAATGTCGTTCGGGATCACCTCTGTGCTTGTCTGATTAATACCGAGAGACATTCTCAATCGGTTATAATAAGGTACAGCTGCACAGTGGGTCCCTGTCAACTCTTGGGTTTGCACAACACCGCCGGAGGCCACCAATATTTTTGGTTGAGCCGAAGCGTTGGCTTTGGTGTGGGTTATCCAAGGTTGAGAAAATACAACAGGGGTTGCGAAATCTACCACAGCGGCAGATCTGAAATTGACGCAGGAATCAGTTCCTGGGGTTTGAAGATCATTCATTATCTGAATGTTCACCGTAGACTTTATTTGGTCTGCGTTGAACCACGGCGTCACTTGAACACGTGCGCCCCCCCTCCAAAAGGCGTACATGGTTCCGAATACTGAAAGAGCATCCTGGGAAAGAATGGGACCTTTAAGTCCCGTTGTGGAATTATAAACAACACTACGATGGAAGGGCCACCATAACAATTGCAAGGCGGCTATAGTGCCAGCGCCTCCGTAACTATTAAAATAAACGGGCACATGGCGGTTAAGTAGTTGTTTTACCGAGGTGAACATTTCACCCACGCACTCGGCAGCGTGGTGGACTCCCATCGGGACGTCCTTATAATTCCCAATCGTTTCACACAGGACTTCATTGTTACCTGAAGAAAAATTTGAGTTCATTTGGGGTGAATAAGTGGGGTACTGGACAGCAATGGGCATCTCTAACTCAAAATCATCCGCACCACGAGCATACATAAGTATCAAAACTCCTCCATACACAGTAGAAGGAGCTCTCAACTCATTAAGAACCACTATATCAAGAAACCCAGTATGCTCAGACGTCTTCAAGAAATCAAGGTTGTGGAGATAGGGAAGTCTGAAACAAAACTCATTACCTGTCCGGAGATCAACAATCTCCCTCATAGACAGCTGGGAATTCTGCAGATTAACTGCGGTCTCAGTAACATAACGAGACGGAGTAAAAGTAACCTGCAATCTTCCTACATGAAAGTCTGTTTTAACAATTTTAAGCATAATCTCTATGCCACCTCTCCACAAACCAAAATGATTAGTAAAATAGAATACGGGAGGACCTTGAACATACGAGGAAACATAAGTTCCCTTGGTATCGGAACCAGTATCATATAAGGTCGACGGAGTAATCGCTACAGCTGGAAGAATCTGGGTGCCACTGGTCGAAGTAACTAACCAGGGTAATGAACCAATAAAACCCCATTTCTTCTTCAAGAAATTAAACGACATCTCATCTCCATCATAAACACTCCCGGTCTCAATAACTGACAAACGATTGTTCTCAAGAAGAGCGAGTGGGTAGGCCATATCTGGACCACCAGAGACCGCGCTATACCTATTGGGTTGAATCACCATAGGCGCCACATGCGCTTCACTCGTGGGCTTACTCCACCCAAAGGCAGAAGCTATACCTCCTAACACACCAGAAACCCAAGCAACAGGAGCTGCTATGGGAGCCAAAACTGGAACAGCAGTTAACACACCAGCAATAGACGACACTATACCAAGACCTTTAGTAACAGGTCCTTCAGACAAAGCGGCAGTCTCTTTGGTGGTATCCGTTTTAGAATTGGAGGAAGAAAACTTCTTCCTAGCCTGAGGTATGAGAGGGGCAGCCATCTCAAAGTCTTCAAAAGAGACATATAAAGAATAATCAACTGTATTTTCCTGGGCGGTACCAACAAGCAACGGCGAGAGAACTGTCAAAAACAAAGTTCCCCAATCATAATTGCCATTCTTGATATCATACCAAGTCGAAGGAGCACAGTAAGGTATCTTTAACACGGCTACAGAATCTCTGCAGTCGAGCTCGACACTCGGTTGTTGCACTTTACCACCCAAAGTAGCATTGTGCATAGCTAGATATGACGCATCCACAGCATCAAAATCTTTACAGCACGGTAGAAAGTGCATTAACAACCTGCCCTGTTGAAAGGGACTTGCATTAATAACTAATCGGAATACAACTGTTCCTCGAACAAGCTGAAATCCCTGAATTTTATTTGCCCAATAAGTGGTAGCTAAAAGACACGTAGCAACATCCAATCTGGTTGCTGCTCCGGTATAAATGGGCAAAAGGGCATTGGCTAACGACGAATCGGACCAAGAGCCAGTATAAATTAAAACCGCCTTCTCCATGAAATCACGTAAAGCTTGATCTCGCACCTCTACACTAGAGATAGGAGTTGGGGCGGTATGTACAACGGAGACCTCCGCGCCGTCTGCGACGAACGTGGTGGTTCCTTCCTTTGTTTCTGTAGCACTAACTGAGGGGGTAATATTAGAATCCATGAAATTTTACAGGTTGATAGCATGATAAGACAACCATTATTTACAACTAGTCATGCTTTCGGATAAAGATAATATCCTAGTGATTTTACCGGGCGTGATCACAAAACACGTGGAGACAACGCTCCTTCCCAATGGTCAGTTTAGGACATAACCAGGTCAAGGCCTCTTAATAGAGAGCCTCCCTGTTCAAGGTGTACGCATAAACGGACTCCCAACTAGTTCTAGAAGGGATAGACACGCCATTGCGAACACAGGCATCAATTATAAGAACAGAAGTAGGGGTATACACCGAGTCACCATGAAAACTCAATTCTCCCAAAGACTGCTCAACACAAGTAGCCAAATCCTTGTCCGTTCCACCACGGGTTTTCCAGTAGGGAGCTTCCAAAATGGAAGCAAGTTCTAGAGGAGCTATCCAACGACAATAATTAATATCGTATACAAACATCCTCTTCAAGAACTGAACCTCTGTAATCTTCCTGTGGGAAATCATAACGCCAGACTTCTGAGCGTCGGTATATCTCATACCAATCTCAGCCAGAGCATCAGCCATAGTAAACTGGCTAATAAGAGGAACATAGTGTTCAGAAACAGAAATAACGTTATCATCTCCATTAGTAACACACTCAAAATTCAACTCAAACTCATGGAAATCAAACTTGGAATCGGGGGTATAAGAACAAGCACCACCTACTTCCTTAGTAAGAATATCAATCATAG